TAATGTTGATCGACGGGCACTTGCGGGCTGAAACTGCGTCCGATGAAACCGTGCCTGTGTTGATACTTGATGTGACGGAGGCAGAGGCAGACACGATCCTCGCAACGCTTGACCCGTTAGCCTCAATGGCCGTGGCTGATGAAAACAAACTGCTTGCACTGATTGGAGGGGTGTCGACAGACAACGAACAGGTGCGAACTCTTCTGGATTCTGTTGCGGCGGGGGGTGGTTTGTGTGGGCAGATGGAAGACGAAGAGGGCGACGACAACCCATACACCGCCAAGGTCGGAGTGCCGCCTTATGAAATCACTGGGCCGAAACCACCGCTGGCAGAATTGTGCGATGCAACAAAAGCAAAGGAACTGCTCGCGGCAATTGATGCAAGCAGTGTGCCAGAAGAGGAGCGGGAGTTTCTGCGATTTGCTGCGATGCGTCATGTTGTTTTTGACTTCGAGCGGATCGCAAACTACTACGCCGACTCTGGGCTAGAACTTCAAAGGCTGTTTGAAGATAGCGCGTGCGTTATTGTGGACGTAGACAAGGCAATCGAAAACGGATGGGCAAGACTGGGCGAACTCTTGCACGAAGCGTATGGAAGCGAAAAGGATAAAAAGTGAGCAACAGCAACTTCGCAACGTTTATCCTGACGCACGGCAGGGCCGATAATGTCGTGACGTATAAGTCGCTGCACAAAGCAGGCTACACCGGCAAAGTTTTTTTATTGCTGGATGACGAAGACAACGAACGGGCGCAGTATGAAAGTGAGTACGGCGAAAAAGTTGTTGTGTTCAACAAACAAAAGTACGTCGAGCGGTGCGACTCCGCAAGCAATATGGGGCAGCGTTCGGGCATTCTGTTTGCGAGATGTGCAGCGTACGACATTGCAAGGGAAATGGGGCTGAAATACTTCTGGGAATTGGATGACGACTACACGATGTTTAACTGGACGTGCAACAACGAACGGAAATATCTCGACGCCGTCGCATCAAGCAGGATCACAAATATCGATAGCGTGATCGCTGCCTGCCTTGAATTTCTTGAAACAAGTGGTGCGAGAACTGTTGCGTTTGCACAGGGCGGCGACTTTATTGGGGGCGGCAAGGGGAAGTTTGCTGCGCTATCTTCTGAGGGTCGCTTTTCACGCAAGGCAATGAATAGTTTTTTCTGCCATGTTGATCGACCGATAGACTTTCGCGGAATTATGAATGAAGACGTAACGGCATACGTTACAACTGGTGGGCGAGGTGAACTTTTCTTTACAGTGCCACGGCTGCGCATTACGCAGATTGCAACGCAGTCACAAAAACAAGGAATGTCTACGATGTACAAGACATTCGGAACGTATGTCAAATCATTTACGGCGGTAATGTATTCGCCATCGTGCGTGTGCGTAACTATGATGGGCGACAAAAATCGTCGAGTACACCACAGGGTTTCATGGAGGCACGCCGTGCCGCGAATCCTGTCGGCAAAATATCGTAAGGGGTAAAACTCAATGGGAAAACGCGGGCCTGCACCATCGCCATCGATCATAAAATACATTCGGGGCAACCCCGAAAAACAACGGCTCAATACCTCCGAGCCGACGCCTGACTTGTTGCCCGAAAACATTGTTGCCCCTGCTTGGCTTGAAGGGTTGGCACTGCAAAAGTGGAACGAGTCGGCACCGATCTTGTCTCGGATGCGGGTGCTGACTGAGGCAGACGTCGAAACATTTGCACGGTACTGTGCAATGTGGGAGCGGTGGAAGATGGCGTACGACAGGTGCAAAAGTTTGGGCGACGAAATCACGCACCTTGAACCAGACCCCAACCGCACCGATGGGAAGTTGCGGATCAAGTACACGCAGGTGGCACCGTGGGCGAGTGCAATGAAAAACATCGGGCGAGACTTGCTCCGCATTGAGCAAGAGTTTGGCCTAACACCTTCGAGTCGATCACAGGTTACAATCCATGCAAACCGCGCAGACGACCCGCTTGTTGCGTTTATCTCAAGCCGAGGCGACCGCAAGCGGGGTTGAATTTTATTTCAACCCAGCAAAGGCGACGCACGTTACAGATTTTTTTGAGACTTACCTGCGGCACAGCGCTGGAATCTTTGCGGGCACTCCATTCACGCTGTTGCCGTGGCAACGAGAAATGCTTGAGGATTTGTTTGGGTGGGTGCGGATCGCTGACGATATGCGTCGCTACAAAGTTGCGTACGTCTCCACGGCAAAAAAATCCGGGAAATCAACGCTGCTTGCTGGTGTTGGTTTGTATTTGCTGATTGCTGACGGGGAACCCTCTGCGGAAATCTACTCCGCTGCCGCCGACAGATTGCAAGCCTCTATTGTGTTCCGCGAGGCGGCGAGCATGGTGCGAGCCAGCCCCCTGCTTGCAAGAGTGGTTGAAGTGATCGACAGTCGAAAGACGCTTGCAGTTCGCAGCACTTCAAGTTTTTGGCGAGTACTGAGTGGCGACGCGGCATCGTGTGAAGGCATTTCGTGTGCGGGGTTGATGTTCGATGAACTGCACACCCAAAAGGATCGCCGCCTTTGGGACGCACTTCGTGGAAGCGGTGCAGCCAGAGCGCAGCCGCTATTGGCATCGATCAGCACTGCGGGGTACGACCGCAACTCAATCTGCTACGAGCAGTACGCTTACGCGAAAGCGGTGCTAAATGATTGGCGGTACGACCCAACTTTCTACCCGCTGATCTACGAGACTCCAGAAAACGCAGACTGGAAAACCCCCGAGAACTGGCCGCTTGCGAATCCAAGCATGGGGACGACGTTTTCAGAGAACAACTTTGCGGCAGACTTCCGCGAATCTGAGAACGTGCCGTCGAAGGAAAATTCTTTCCGGAGGTATAGGCTCAACCAATGGACGGCACAGGATACACGGTGGATAAAATTAGAAGCATGGGCCGCGTGCGCAGCACCACCACCGGGGCCGCTTGAGGGGCGAGAGTGCTGGGTCGGCCTTGACCTTGCAACCACATACGATACGTCTGCGATGGTTGCTGTGTTTCCTGCACCTGATGGGACGTACGATGTGCTATGCCGTTTTTGGATACCCGGTGACAATGCACTCGAAAGGGATCGCCGCGACCGTGTGCCCTACACGCTATGGGCAAAAGATCCCGCAAATGGTCTGACGTTCACGCCCGGCAATGTTACCGATTATGACATTATCAAGCGCGACGTTGACGATTTTGCAAAAATTTACAACATAAAACAGATCGGCATTGATCGATGGAACGCTACGCAACTCGCTGGACAACTGGCAGGCAGTGGGCTGGATGTGGTAGGATTCTCGCAGGGCGTTGGCGGCATTTCCGCGCCGTCACGGATGCTTGAAAACCTTATTGCCAACTGCAAAATACGGCACAATAGTAATAAAGTTCTCGACTGGATGATTGGAAACGCGGCAGTGCGTGAGGATACAAGTGGAAACATCAAGCCGATAAAACCCAAACCGGGGTCGCCAGAACGGATCGATGGTGTTATTAGCCTCGTAATGGCACTCGGCGTGCATATCAACCAGAAACCAGAACCTTCGCCGGATATTTTCTTTCTATGATTGCAGAGAATCGAATCTTGTGGTTGCCTGATACCGACCAGCGCTCATGGGATGAAGTGGGCGGCAGTAGGAGTGCGTCCGGTGTAAGAATCACACCGGAGAACGCTTTGTCTGTGTCGGTCGTGTATGCTTGCATTCGGGTACTGGCTGAAAGTGTTGCAGCGTTACCCTTGCACATTCTTGAACGGCTGGATACTGGGGGCAAACGCAAGGCCACAGAACTGCCACTTTATCGCAAACTGAATCTCCAGCCGAACGGTTGGCAGACTTCGTTCGAGTGGCGCTGTCAACTCATGCTCCATCTTGGGTTGTACAACGTGGCGTATTGCGAAATTGTTTCTGGTGCGTCAGGGGCTGTTGAATCTCTTGAGCCTTTGCACCCGAGCCGCATCAAAGTCGAGCGGGTTGAGAATGGAAGACTGCGATACAAATACCGCGAGCAGAGCGGGCAGGAAACCGTCTACACGCAGGATCAAATCCTTGCGATACGCGGGTTGAGCGAAGACGGCATCACGGGCATCTCGCCAATTGAAAGTTGCCGCGACGCTATTGCCCTTGCGCGTGCCTGTGAAATCCACGGGAGCAAATTTTTTGGCAATGGTGCAAGGCCCGGTTTCATTCTCTCAACCGAAACGCAACTCAATCCAGAAGCCCGCGAAAACATTCGCACGCAGTGGGATCGGCAGCACGGCGGCGCAAGCAACGCATATAAAACGGCGGTGCTTACTGGCGGTCTAAAACCATTTGAGATTCCGCAGTCGTCCAACACCGACTCGCAATTCCTTGAGTTGCGGAAATTTCAGATCGAAGAAATCTGCCGCCTCTACCGCGTGCCGCAACACAAAGTGCAGTCGATGCAGGGGCAGTCGTATGGAAGTCTTGAGCAAGTGTCGCAAGACTTCCTGACGGACACGGTTGTGCCGTGGCTGCGTAGGTTCGAGTCTGCATTTATGCGCGATTTAATTGTGGAAGATGAACGGTACGAGGTCGCTTTTGATTCACGGGCAATGCTTCGTGCTGATGCGTCGGCACGCTCAACCATGTATACGTCGCTTTGGAATTTGGGCGTGCTGTCTACAAATGACATTCGAGATAGCGAAGGAATGAACGCAGTCGATGGCGGCGATGTTCGCTATCGCCC